AATTCTGGGGCTATTACTTTCTCCTGCCTCATCTCCGACCCCGCCGTGATGACCGTCCTCGAAGCAGGGGGGTATTGCGAGCGGACCCAGTACTCGGTCAGGCTCCCCGCTGTAACGGCCTCCTGGAGCCTCCCAGACGGGTCTACGGGGTCATCGGCGGCCCTACTGTCGGGCGGTGTCCCCATCGCCAGCCTTGCCCAGGGGAAGAAGATTGTGGCCGGAGGGAAGACCGTCCGCATCACGACCCAGACCTACAAGCCTGCGTCGGCATGGATCACGCTCGTCGTCATCGACGATAACCAGTAACCCCCCGTGGTAGAGGTAAGCATCAGTCCTAAGTCTCAGGCTGAGTTCATCGCGGCCCTCCGTCAGTTTGCGGCCAACACCGGGCAGACCATGCGAGATGCCTGCCTTGAACAGGCTGCCCTTGCCTGCCAAGACGCGGCAACTTTCACCCCTCCCATGCCCAAGGGCGTAGGCCGTGGCCTCTCCAAGGCCGCCCAGACCGCTGGCGACAACGCCGTGGCCGGCGACATCAAGAAACTCTACGTTGCGGCAAACGACCGTACCGAAAACTCAGCTGCGGCTCTACTGGGCAATCAGCTTGCCTACGCCACCAAGTCGAACGACATCGGCCTGTTCAATAAGATTATAGGCAAAGGCACACTACAGGCGCTTAAGGGTCTGCCCCCAATCATGCGCAAGATTGCCAATGACCAGGACCACGCCCGGGCGTTCGCCAAGGCCAAGAACTACTTTAACACGACCAACCCCATCCAGACCGAATACGGTCAAGGCCTCGTCACTGATCTACGTTCTCCGCATAACCGCATCAAGGCCAAGTACGGTGGCCGCATCGGCAAGGGCACGCGTCCCGTCACCATCAAGATGCTCGTCGAGACTAAGTCCGAGCTGACGCAATACATCAAAGACCGCCAGCAGATGGTCGGCATGATTAAGTCGGGCTGGGCCTCCGCCCTGCGCTCCCTGCCTAAGCCCATGATTAACGGTGTCCCGAAAGACTTCGGTGTCGACCTGCTTAAGGTGGCATGGATTAACCGCCACACTCAGGTCCGCGGAAGCAATAGCCTTATCGCCAATGAGAAGGTCGTCGAGCTGAGCGTCACCAACAGCCAGGGCAACGTAAACAACATTGGCGTCGACGCCTCCGTGCTTCCCCTGGTCTACGCAAACCGTATCAAACAGATGAAGGCCCGCTTTGATAAACACATGAACTCCACTATCCAGCGCGCTAACACCCGCTAACCTTTATGGGCACCGCATCCATCCGTCACATCGTCGAGTCTACCGTCGCGACCTACCTCTCGACCCAGACAGACCTGACCACCGTCACCTTTCTAACGGGCGACAGCGCCGCAACGCAGACCCTGCCCAAGGCCGTGGTCCTCTGCGAGTCTGCCCGGGCTCCTGGCGACCTTCCCGAGGGCCTTGGCAACTTCAGCTGCTCGGTCCGCATCACCCTCTTCTCGAACGCTGACGACACGACCCTCGCCGATCACCGCCTCCGATGCGCTGCCCTATCCGGCAATATGCGTGACCTGACCTCCATCAAGGCAGCCTTCGCGGCCACGGGTGACGCGTCCTGCTATGACGTCACCATCGGCTCCGAGGATGAAGGGGTCGACGAACGCTCCTGGGCGACGTCCTTTTCCTTCGACCTGCTGACGGTCTTCCCAGCGTAATTCCAAACCGAGCAACTACGAAGCCTTAACCCTCTAAAAATTTACCCCCCCTACCAGTGGCAGCTATCTCAAACGGCACGGTCTGCTTGTACGCAATTTCAGGTACTGTTACGAATTTATTCGTGCAGTCCTACAGCCTGTCTTCCTCGTTCAACGCGGAGGCCACGGTGGTCGACGAGACGGGCCTGACTAAGACCCACCGCCTCGACGATAGGAAATCCGAGATTACTATCGAAGGCATCTGCAAGACCTCCACGATGCCGGTCCTCGGCGTGGCCCTCAGTTTCACGCTCAACGCCGCCACCGCTTACCCGTCTGGCTCGGCCTCCGTTTCCTTTACCGGTACCATCACCAAGATTGACGAGAAGGGCTCCAACAAGGGTTTTACCGCAGTCACTGTGACGGCCATCGATTACGAAGGCATCACGCCTGTCTAATTGACTTTGCCCTAAGTGGGCTAGACTAGGGGGCATGGACAAGCGCTTCCTTTCGGCCTTCATCGACCCAGCACCTCTAAAAGGGTTTCTTGGTCGTTCGCTTTACCCCTGGTGCCTCAAGTACCGGGTACGTCTAGAAGCCTTCAAGTCCCCGCTGATAGACGGATCGCGAGATATCACGCCCGCTGACCTTATCCTCGCCGTCAGATTATGCGCCGAGGAGCCCATCGGTAAGTTCGGTATCGCCGACACTTGGCGAGTCATCCGGCTCGAACGCAACCCCAAGGAGTTTGAGCGCTTGCTGGCTATCTTTTCCTCGTACATCCTTGTCGCCCATTGGCCTAAGTTCTGGGAACAGGCCAAGACCAAGGGTGGCGGCGGTAAGGGCATCCCGTGGCCCTTGGCTATCGTCACTAATCTTATCGCTAATGGAGTGCCAGAGCAACGCGCCTGGGAAATGCCGGAGTGTCAGGCTATCTGGATGAATACGGCCTTCGGAGTCCGTAACGGGGCGGACGTCTCGGTGATGTCGGCAGAGGAGGAGGCCTTCATGGCCGATGAAGAGGTGAGGGAAATGTTGGCCGGCGCCGCTGGTGCTTCCAATCCTGCAAAGGAAACCGACGATGTCACAATCCCTCGAGCTTAACATCAAGACGACCTCGGACGTCCCGCAGGCGGTAGATCGCGCGAAGGAAGCCATCACTAGCCTGGAGAAGCGTGCTTCTGGAGTTAAGGTTGGAACTACCGGTGGCGCCGTGGAGCAGACCACTACCAAAGCAACTTCCGCAATTGGCTCGCAGTTCGATAGAATTGGTAAGACATTTGGTAATACTATCTCTTCTGTATTTCTGTCTTTTACCGGACCGCTTGCCATCATTTCTGGAATTATCTCATTAGTCGCTGGTTCAATCGCTGAAGCCAAGCAATTAGCACAGGATGGACTTAATCGCATTGCTGAAGGTAAAAGCAAACTTGCTACAGACGAAGAGACAAAAATGGCAAACTTCTTCAAAGCTAAAGACGCTCGAGAAAAAGAAGAGAATGAAATCAAAGCTGGGCGTGAAGAAATGACACGACGATTTCTGACGGAGACAGATCAAGGCAAGGCTGTCATGCGTGAAGCTCAGGCTTCTGGGCGTGCTAGTTTTCTTACCGGAACTGGCGATATGTCCAAGGCTGCAGATATGCAAAAGTTATCCCTAGCCGCTTTCCTTGCTAGTCCAGAGGGAAAGAAATACGCCTCAATGTTTGATGAAGAGAAGAAGAACTCTTTCAAGCCACCAGAGGGCTTCTCTAACGTCGTCGGCGTAGGCGCCAACCCGGTCATGGAAAAGATGACTGAGGCCATTGAGGTCGCCAAGGAACAGCTCGTTGAACTCAAGAAATTTAATTTAAATACCCCCGGCACCCAAGTCGACTTTACCAAGAAAACATTTCAACAATAATCATGGCTAAAATCTCTCAGGGCAACTCCCTCACTAGTCCAATTCAACAGCCTGGAGGGAAAATTCAGGGCGACGGCTACGGCCTGCTTACGGCAACGGTCGTCTGGAAAGCTGATGAGTCAGCTGCCATCGGTTCGGTCATTAACCGCGGTTCTACTTGCCCTATCGGAACCGGACTTGGTACGCTGACCGCGCACAAGTACGCCATCAGTTATGACGCGCTAGACATTGCCACCTTGACCGTGGACTATGTCGGCATCGACTCTACGTACTATTCTGGAGCCCGCACGGAACCACAAATCACTGGCTCGCAGGGTCTGACCTCTGAGAACATCACAGCTCACCCGAACTTCTTCTCACTGGCTACTGGCTTCACCGGCGCACCTATAGCAGGCGTTGGAACTGGTACGCTGGCCGCTCCTATTTACGCCACTAAGCCAGTCACTGGCGGTTCCGAGTACGAAGGCAATAATGGCTCACGTTTTCAGGAGCAGAGCGGCAACAAGTTTCTAGGCTTCAAGGTGGCCGAGTTTAATGGTTATTACGGCAAGACCAACTATCTGGCCCCGACTACATCTTTCTCCGGCCACTTCTACACGACCGATGCGGCCAACGTCACCGGCCTGCGTGATCGCGTCGGCAAGACGAGTGCCACAAATCAGTTTAACTCCATCAAGCTAGTGCCAGACTATGTCGGCACAACCTTCGTCAACGGAACTAAAGCCCAACTCCTCTTGGCTCAAATCTCATTCGAGGATTTTGGCACTCTCTACAAGGTGCAGTATGAGGTGCGTTATAACCGCGAAGGCTACGAGCCTGCAACCTACGCCGCCTCCTAATGAAGATTCAACCAGGCGTTGGCTACACGTTCGACTCGTCTTCTAAGGGCTTTACCTTTGACACCTCCGAGCAGTTCCCAAGCCGTGACGGTTTGGGTGCGACGCACCCGTTTCAGGTCATCAACGTCCGCATCAACGCAGGCGGCAATGTCATCTATCAGGTGCAGTCTGGCAGGATTAACAACATCGTCCCGCTGCTTGATGATTACATTTCCTCGACAACGGTTTTACTGGACCGTGTGACCGCTGGTGTGGCCGACCCGCCCACCGCCGAACTTACTTTGGCAAATTACGATGCGACCACTAAAACGTCTTACATCGTTTTACGGTCTGGACCTGACGCCACGACAAACGACTTCCCGTCTTCAGATGTGACCAGCGCTCGTTACCCACAGGTCATCGGTGGGAACGACCCAGCACCTACCGATACCGATACGCAGGCTTTTGTAATCATAGGCACTATCACCGTCGACAACGTCACCACCCCGACGACCTTCACAGTCAGCCAGAACGTCACCGGCTCCCTCTGGGGCGACCGTATCAAGGTCGGCACCGACACGGCTTTATACTTCTACGCTCGAATCTAATGGGCTTTCTCATTGGAGATTCAGTGACCTTTGCTACATGGGGAGCCATTCGTAGTGTAATCAATAACGGCGAAGGACTGGGTGCTGGTTATTCTTTTAACGTAGAATATGCTACAGGACTGTACCCGACTGACGGATATTTCATCAGGGCGTGGAATACCCCTAGGACGTTCTTTGGACAGCCATCTCTTCAACCATTATTCAGCGGAGGCTATCAGTTAATCGCTGGTGGTATCAACACTCAGGATCAGGCTCAGATTGTAGGCGAGACGGCTACCTTCGACACATCAGAGACTCTTACTGTAACAACCGATGCCTTTACGGGAGGCCAGTCATTTACCCCTACGGTCGCACCGGCCTACGTCCTAAGCCTGGGTAAGTTCACGCGGATTACCTGATCCCCCCCCTTCCAATTGGGGCAAGATTAAGACCCGATGAGCTGCAACACCGTCACCTTTAAGCGCGGCACGAACTTCGGTTCCTCGACCGTCTTTACCCCGGAGGCCCCTCCGGCCATCCAGACCTTGAGCGGCGTGACCGTCACCTCGACCATCGTCGACGCGGATCGCAATGAGTACGACCTGACCGTGGTGGTCGCCGGCGACTTCCTATCGTTCACCGCGGACTACGTCGGCTCGACCGCTGACTGGGCTATCGGCACGGCCCGCTGGGACATCAAGTTCACGCAGGGCACGACCATCTTCTACTCGGATACC